AGGACATTCACACGATCCTTCGGACACAGACGTCAGGGCTTACGCTCCTTCCCTCATAGCGGTCAATGCTCATTTGCACGTTGAGGTGATAGGTCACCAGTTCGATGCACCGATTCCACCTTCTGGATGCGGTATTCCTGTCACAAGCGAACCTGCGACCGATCTGCTGCCACTCGTATCGGTTTGCCCTCATCCAGATCAATTGCCTGGAGGTAATGTCCAGACATTGGACCCACTTCATGACCTCCAGCATCTCGGAGATGTCCTGAGGTGAAGGTGGCAATTTCCGGTAGGTTCGAGAGGCATCCGGAAACTTTTCTTTGGATGGCAAACCTAGCATTCCCCAGGAATTTGGAAATCCATATGGCCCTACTCTGGGAAGTCGCATGGCAGTAATGGCTGCCAGACGAAACCTCTCGGCCACCTTGTCCTCGGTCCACTCCGGTCTATCGATCATTTTTTCCATTTGCGCCTCCTTGATTTCCGTAGAGCCGCTCGCCGATACGGCGAATGAACTCGCGCTCCATGAAGTCCAGTCTTGAATCGCTTTGGGCAATGACAAGGATCTGGTCCTCCCTCCAGCCATTGCGTTTGACGGTCTCGACGTCCATGGAATTAGGTTGAAATTTGCCCAAGGAGCAGCGATAGGCATTTGCGGGCGTTTTCATGTCAACGACCCTCCAGGATTTCTGGACGCAGGCGAATCTGTTGCTCACTCCAGAGTGCTACTGCTTTGGACAGATCATCTGGTGTGGCGCCGATTGCACCGGCCACGGCCTCGATCGCCCCGTAGTAGCTCCTCGCACAGGCACCATCGATCAATGCCACCACCTCGCCATCGCCACTGAGTTCATCATCGAATAAAACATCCCACATCTGTCTGGCTTCATCGGCAACCTCGGTCCAATGCCATAGAGCCAGCGCTTCGAAATGCGACCGAATGCTTTCACTTCTGCGTTTCATGCTGCCTCCGGCTGATCGTTTTCGACTGCCCAACCAAGCAACGCCAGCGCGTCAGCCTCGTTGTCATCGGCCGGTTGATGACCTTTGGCACGCACCGCCAGGATCATTTCCTCCTTACTGGCATTGCCCTTGCCTGTGGCGTGCTTCTTGATCGTTCCCACCGGGACGCCCTGGTACGGGATCTGGTGGTGTTCGCACCAGGCGGTCAATTGCCCCAGAAATCCACCATAGGCATGGGCAGCATCCACGCCTGCATGTCGGCGTACCTCTTCAAAAACCACCTGGTCCAGTCCCTCATTGCACTGTTTGAGATACGACAACCAGCGTTTGAATCGAAGAAACCGCATGCCACCGCCTTCAAAGCGTTGGGGTTTGAAAGATTGGCTACCGCTTGTTATGGCGCCACCCGGGCCACACAGAGCCCATCCTGTTGTCGTGCCCAGATCGAGGGCGAGAATCGTAGTATTCATTTAGTCATTCCAGTTTGGTTCGGTCTGACGGATCGGACAGGTAATGTCGTAACTCTCTACACGCGTGCGTAACGCGCACGATTGAGGAATATCGAGAACATCCGTCCGATCCGTCAGACCGGGGTTTTCATGTCGTTCAGTTGTCCCTGTACGGCGTGTATGAAGGGGTGCTGGGTACCTTCAGGCCAATGCCTTGGAAGCCCCTTAGCCCCATGCCGTTGCGCCATTTCTCCAACCCTTTGGTCAACAGCAGGTCGGAAAACCGCTTCTGAGAGCCAACAAACTCACCTGCAGCCTCAGACCATTGCTTCCAATCAGAGAAGAGTTCGGCGGTCAAGGCCTTTGCATTGCCTGCACGAACACACCTTTCGTCTAGCCAGCGCCCTAGGGCATCCTCGGCTTCGAAGTACTCGTCCGTAGCGTCCACGACCTGCTGGGGCGGATCGAGCCTGCCTAGACGCTGCCAGGCCAGACATCCTTCCAGCGCCCATGCCAGGATCCCGTCACGCTCAGCCATCAACTTTTGTTGCAAATGCTTGTCCCGTTTTTCCGGAGGAACGGTGATCGTGAACGGGATCAGGTGCAGGCGTCGTTTCATCGCCTCATCGATGTTTCGGATTGAAGGTTTGTGGTTGCCCGCCACAAAGAGCTTGAACTGCGGCAAGAACTCGAAGAAGTCCTGACGCATGAATCGCGCAGCAATCTTGTCTCCGCCCGTCAGGCTCTTGACCTTCGATTCGGCCCAGCGCCTGCCCTGCTCGGTCTCAATGGCCGCTACGAATCGTGCCCCTCTCAACCCAGCCATATCGGTGGGGTGCCTGTCGCCGCGTGTCTCCATGAAAGTCTCCATCGGCGAGTTCGTGGCGTACTCCCCCAGGATGTCTGCCAGGGTATTCACAAAGACTGATTTGCCATTGGCACCCGTTCCGTACAGAAAGAACAAGGCATGTTCCTGGGTAGAACCAGTCAGGGCATATCCAGCCATTCGTTGCATGTAGTCCTGTAGGCCCTGATCTCCACCGGTCACGTCATTGAGAAAGGCCCTCCATTGCGGACATTCGCCCTTGGGGGTGGATGTCGTGATCTTGGTCATCCGATCCGTGCGTTCATGTGGACGCAAACGGCCGCTGCGCAAGTCGACTACTCCACCAGGGGTGTTAAGCAGCCAGGGATCAGAGTCCCACTCCTCGGTCGTTGCCGCATGACGGCGGTCGGCGCGTGCCAAGCGCTCCACTCCGCCCACAGTACTGGAAGCGGCAAGCTTCGAAGCAATTCGAGGGTTATGTGTGTTCAGTGAGGCATGGCGGCAGACATGACGGATTAGGTCGGCAGCAGCCAGCGTATCTTCCGAGCGCCAGCGTCGGCCATCCCAGAGTAGCCATTTTCCCCATCCGGCCACATAACGCCAGTCCTTGTGATAGCGGCGGGTGAAGGACAGCGCTAGCCCATCCTCGGTACCCCAGACGGCCTCTTCGGGACCAGACGCATTGGCCAAGTCTTGCGAATCGTCATCTACCAGGTGCATCTGCATGCGTGGTCCGTTGGCGATGAACCCAGCCAGATCAAAGCCTTCATCGCGTGCATCGGCCGCATCCCAGCCCTCTGGGCAATCTTCTGGTGGATAAAGGATGTGGCAGGTGCGGGCCCCTGATTGCAGGATGGCCTGGGAGGCACGGTCCACATACTCCCAACCAGGCTTGTCCTTGTCTGGCCAGATCAGCACAGCTTTACCAGCAAGAGGTGTCCAGTCGGTCTTGTCCACGGGTGCTTTGGCACCATGCATGGCCGTGGTGGCACACACACCGGATTCGATCAGAGCCTGCGCCGACTTTTCGCCCTCAACCAGAACAACTACATCCGAATGCAACATCCCTGGTTGATTGAACAAGGGCCTCGGCTCGGGAGGTGCCATTCGCCTGCGTTTGGCATCCCACGGACGAAATTCCTTGCGGCCACCCGGCGGGTCATATCGGTAAACCACCGCGAGCAGTTTCCCCTGTGAGTCTAGGTAGTCCCATTTGGCAGTTGCTGGCCCCAATTCATCGACATTGGGTGTTTTGGGTGTGGCCCTGACTGGGAGCAATGGTGCTTGTCCACTGATTCGCTGTGCCGCCTTGAGAACCTGGCCGAAGTCGCGGTGTGAGTTCAAGCCCTGGTTGGCAGCAATCAGGTCAAAAATGTCACCACCCTGCCCTGTAGCCCGGTCTGTCCACAACCCAGCCTTTTCCCCGGCAAGAACAATTTCCAGACTGAGGCCTGGGCTACCCAGCACATCACCGATCAGATAAACACCCTTGCGGATTTTTCCCGCTGGGAACAATCCATTCAGGACACCCTCAAGTCGCCCCAGAATCTGCGTCTTCACTTCATCCTGTGAAACAGGATGGTCAACCCCTGGTTGCTCTTGAGCTTCATTGAAATCAAGCATCAGTGCCTCCCGAATTTTCAGGATCAACCTTGATATTTCCGTTGCGGTACTCCTGCGCCCAATGAGTGATCTCGCTGGGACGGAATCGCACAAACCGGTAGAAGCAGTAGTGCGGTATGCGGTGGATCCGGCGCTGCGTCGGATTCCTGAACCAGAAATAAGGCAACTTCAAAATAGACGATGCCGTCAGACCGTCGATCATGTTTTCACCATGAATCAAAGGCTCGGCTTCAGATGCATGGGTACGCGTGTAAGTGCTCATGCCTGGTTCCTCCAGCAACGGTCTTGCCAGGTGCACATGCGGCACTCGAAATGGGTGGGGTCGTTGTAGGTCCGAGGGAGCAACTCGCCTGCCTTGGACGCCGTGATGACTTTCACACCCCGGTCAGACATGCGCTGCGCCAGGGCGGCATCGAATGCCACCAATTCGGTGTAAATGTCCATCGAATCTGCATTGATCGCCGTGAAGAACGCGGGGTTCTCGTGCAACTCCAGGTAGGCCTGATAAGTGGCTACCTGAGCCGCATAGACCGGTTTTGAGACCGCCAGTTTGTTTTTTTCCAGATCCCGCCAGGACTTGGAACCCAGACACTTGTTTTCCCACAGTGCCGGGTACTTGTATCCGGGCGGTCCATCGACGATGACCCCGTCGACATGTCCTCGCAGTTTTCCGTCAGCCACCGAAAACCCAAACTGCTCGCCATTGGCTTTGCGCGTTCGCAAATCGAACCCAGCCTCTCGCAACCACTCGACCATGAGGTCTTCCATGGTGTGACCGCGCTCGAAAATTCGCAAAATCCGCCCACTCGTCTCACGTCCGTGATCCACAGGCGTTCTGACGAATTCATATTGCAAGGCCCTCTCGCAGGAGACGCCCAAGCGGGATGCGCCCAGATACTCCCGGGGTTTTTGACTGGTTCGGTCCTTTTGCAGGCCCGCATCGATCAGATGTTCGATCTGTCCCGAGACCGTCGTATTCGAATTGAAATCAATCACTTTGTGTTCCTGTTCTATCGCCCTCTCAGGGCAAGTCGTTTGTCATGTCTGCGAATGGGTTGGCCATCGGATCTGGCGCCTGTGGTAATCCACGCACTGGTGGAAATTTGGTTCTTTCATGGTGTGCACACATGGCTTGGGTGTAGCCGGTGACAATGGCTTCGATCACCTGCAAAGCCTCCAGTTGTGAATAGGCACCCAGGGGCTTGTCGAAACCGATCTCGCCAGCGGCCTCTCCGAAGAATTTCAGGCATGCCGTCATGGCCTTGCTTTCCACTTCAGAGGGGTCAACCATGTCGACCTCCTTCTGGGCATGGCGACCATCGAGTGCCTTCACCCAATTCCCATACAAGGCATGAAAGGCTTGTTGACATCGAAATGAGCAGAACACCCAGTCGATGGGGTAGCGCCGGGGTCGGCCAACCGGATGGCGTACATCCGAATGGTTGAAACCCCGGGCCTGTCGTGAGCAGACCCAGCATTTCAAGATCCCCCCTTACTGAGCCCAGGCCGGTTTGCCTGATTGCTCGGAACGGGTGGCACTTTGCGGATAACCGGGTTGCGGTTGAGTCTGAGGTGACTGAAGCGGAGCACGCGGCGCAGACATCGGCGAAGGACTCATCAACTGGCCACACATGGCGGCGTATCCAGGATGGTCAGGCTCGATCGCATGCTTGACCACATTGCGGTCCTCGCCCTTGCCATCCTTTTCAATGTCGACCTGTGCAATGAACTCAATCCCATCGAGTTCATTGATGCCACTGATGCGGCGGCCTGCAACCGCCTGAGGTGACACATCCCCGGGCTGGATGCCCCGGGAGCTGTTGAGCAATGCCCGAATGAAACTGCGCCCCATCTGCCCCCACTTGGGGCCTTTTGCAGAATGCAAGCCAATGCTCGTCCACAACTTGCGCTTTGCGAATTCACCCGCAGTAACGACAAATTCGCATGCGAGGTACACGGCGCCAGTGTCAAACGATTGCGTGGCGTAGCCACCGGTCCAGCCTTGGCTGTAGTCGTCGTGGCCACCCGGCTTGATGGTCATCCGCACGGGAATGAGTGTTCCTTTGGGGATGAGGTTGAAGCCTCCTTGCTGAGCTTCTGCATCATTGAAATCGGTCCAGTGCTTCGTATTCATTTTTCATCCTTTGAGACTTGAGGCTTTTGCTTTGGGTTGGCAGCTGTTACACCCAGTGAGTTCTGTCCGGCGCACTTGGCAATCAGTTGAGCAAGATCGGGGGGCTCGAGTGGGTCGAGCCGACCACTTCGGTCTTTGGCAGGAACGCCATACGGATTGACCGCGTTCGTGACAAAGGCTCTGTAGGAGGTGCCGTCATCGGCCTTGATCTCGGTGAGCGATACCACCTCATCCACGATTCCAGGCAACTCGAGACTGGTCTTGGAGCCCTCAATCTGGGGGGAGAACACCTTGCGATTGAAGTCATCGAGCCGCTCGTCCAGGATGCAGACGAAGATCACGTTCTTGCCACGTGCATGCTGAAGGTGCGTGAGCGCAGCGATCATTTCCTGGCCAAGCAAGCCATAGACACCCCTGAGATCCGGCTTCCCCGATCTATCGCTAACAGCTGCAGGTTGAGCCTTGCACCAAGCGAAACACATCCTTGACAATTGCGTGATCGAATCCAGGAAAAAGGTCTCGTACCGATCGAGCTGACCCGGCTCGCCAAACCGTTCCACAACGTGGTCGAAATGGGCCTGAGAAAACGAGGCCCCCTCAGGAAGGGACTTGTCTGGACCGGCCAGGTAGACAAAGAAATCTCGGCATTCCGGCCAGGAGCCTGGGCGAATTGCATCACCGGGCCAATCGGAAACTGCCAGATCGCCCGCTTCGACATCCAGAAAAAGCGTGGTCCTGGGGTCGAGGTCCTTAAGACGCGAGGTCTTCCCGATGCCGGATTTACCAAGCATCAGCAATTTCACGCCTCGCTTTTCTGCCATGCGCTCTTGCGCTGAAACAATGGGAAGGCGGTTCATTTCGAGTCCCCCCGCAGGCTCAACTCGAACTTAGCCGTCTCCGGTGTCAGGGTGCGCGCCTCATCGAACTGGTTGCGTTTGGCGGTGTTCCAGTTTTGATACATGGACTCTGAGATCGAGTAGTGAACATCCATGTAGCCATTGAGTGATTCACCCGACTCCAGGATGCGCTGCGCGATCTGCGCCAGCTTTTTCTGATCCCACGCCACCTTCTTCCCAACGGTGAATTTGACGTGTACACACGCGTCCTCTAGGTGTGCAGTGCCGAAGTCACGGCCAGATTCGCGTATAGCTTCCCGACCCTGTTCGCCATAGGATTGCTCTAGTGCAGCGGAAAATTTCGCTTGCTGCTGCTTAAGCCAAACCATGGCCTCTTTCAGATTCGAAGCGACCTCATACTTTTGCGCGGGCGGCAGAGCAGCCAAATCGGCAACACTCATTTGAGCCAGGTTTTGGGGATAAATCGTCAGATTGGACATCTCCGCCTCCTCAAATGGCCACGCGAGCGGCCGTTGAATATCGAGAGATTTCCCGCTCGTAGTTCTGGATGTCCCGGATCAGATACACGACACGTGAACCGAGCTTGCAGAAAATTGGTCCAATACCGTCAGAGCGCCAGCGCTGCAGTGTTTTGTGGGACAGATTCCACCGGACGGCCAGCTCGGTCTCGGTCAACGCCAGGCTGGTGTTGACCGTTTGATCCGTTTCGGGTTTGGCCCCGGTTTTACGGAGTCCACCAGGCGTGCGCCTGATTGCTCCAGTTGAGGTAGGTTTTCCCATGAGAAGTGCTCCTTTGCGTTAAGTGGGCACTGCTTATGGTTCGCATGAACCTCCGGAATGACATCGGATAGAAATTCGGAAATTCCTCCGGAAATCAGGCTTTAGGAGCTCGAATCCGATATCTACCTTTCGAATCTCCGTGCCTTTCTAGGTAATCCGTCCAGTTGTTGCCAAAGACAGAGCCCGGATCCTTCCCGCAGGCTGTTTCATGGACGACATCGGACCACTTGATAGATTCAACGGCCCGGTACTTCCAAAAATGTGCAATCACCTTCTTTTGCTTTCCGATGAAAGTCCTTGGCTCGGACAAATGGGAAAGAAGCAGCTTCCCGGAACGCTCCTCGAAGAAGTTTTCTTCAGTCGGCTGCTCCTCGGGTTGCGACAGTCGGGACACGACTTCCCTGTCTATGGTCACGCCATCGAACATGAACACTTCATCCAGTCCGGCCAGCTGGTGCCCTCTGGGGAGTTGAAAAGGCAAATAAAAACGCTCCCTTGCGGAGACGAACACAACTCCACAATCTGGTCGCACCCTGCTGTCCAGCGCCTGGATTACCTGCTCTTGCACGCTTTGGAGCTGGCATGCGACATAGATTGGGATAGTTCGACTTGAATTGGGCACCCTCAGATCGCCCAGACGCCAGAGGTGACCTGCAATGAGCTCTGGCACCTTGGCCCATTTGCTAGGTTCGAAATCCAAGGAATGACGCAGGTCGTTCAGCCACCCGGAAAGGTTTGTTGTGTACAGCCTGACTTCATCCACCCCATACGGCCCACGGTTGATACGTGAATTTCGAGTCCTGAAGGTGTACTGACCGAGCTCCTCGTCGACTTCGATTTCTTCATCTATCTCTAGGCCATATCGGCTGACAGTTCTGGCCGAGACATACCCATCCGCCAAAAGCCACTTGCGTTTCAAGAACTCCTGAAACGAAGCCCCGATCTGATCGGGCATCAAACGCGATTGACCTCGGGGGAGCCTCTCCAAGATCCTGTGGAACTCATGAAAGAGGGACATGTCCCGGACTCAGAAATGTCTGGCACAACCGATGGCCTGCAACTGCCTCAATATCAATGCCGAATCGACCTTGGTTTTGCTCTCATCGCTGAAACCATTGGGCATACTGACCTGCACCGAAACCGAGTGTGCTGAGCGATTGGGTGTCTTGGAGACACGGATACCCAGTTTGACCTGCGCCACGATGTAACCACTCAGGTCAGAAATCCGGTGTATCTGGTCTGCCACTTCGAAAATGTCGCGGCTCTCGTACCTGTGACGCTTGAGGATCAGGGCGTTTTCGATCCGTCGGTTGATCTCTCGCCCCTGACTGAAAACGCTTTTGATCTCGGATTTGAAAACGGTCAGTGAACGGATCTCGATGGCCTCAATACCTTCGATTCGGTTGATCTTGAGTCTGGGCAGAATCGCTGGTGTTGCAAACCCCGTCAGATCGAATTCCCAGATCGGCATTTGCTGGATGTCACTGCCACCGCCCATGCCAATGTCGCGAAACATCATTGCCAATTCACTGCGGTGATCGATTTCCTCGCAGTAAACACCCAAGGTTCCACGACTCACTGACCAGTCGAAACGAATGCACGAAGCTGCAACGGTTTCGACCTCCTCGACCTCACCATTGGCGACATATTGGTAGTGAACTTGCTTTCCATTGAAGGTAATCGACCACACCACAGAATCGGTCTGCTTCTCGCCGTTCACAAGGACATCACCGCGAAACGCCTCCACGACAATGTCCGATTCCTTCATGCCCGGATACATGGTCAACAGATGTTTGACCACTCTTGACTTCCTATCGTCATCCAGGACCGGGACGACACCCTTTGGTCCCAGGAAGTGGCTTGAGAATTTCTGCTGGCCCGCTTGCTGTACCAGTTCATTGCGCAATTCAGCCTGTTCAAATCGCAGGTCTCGCCCTGCCCCGTCGGTCGGATGTTCCTGGCGTAGATACAAATACAGCGCTCTACAGTACTTGCTTGTCTGCTGCTGCAGGATCGCTGCATCGACTGACTCATCCGGGTCCAGGAACTCACTGACTATTTGCGCGCCATATTCATCGCACAGGAGATTGACCCTTTCGGCGGCAGCTTCCAGATGCGCTTGAGTCTGTGATGAGAGCGTGGCAGTTTCCTGAAAAATCCGGTCACGTTGTTTCAGATTCAAGCCTGCGCCGGCTGCTGCAATGACAGCGTGCAACTCTTGTAACTTTTGCCCCGACACAGATTCCACCAATTGAGAGACCATCTCGCCGATCCTGATCTTGCGAACCAGCTTGATGTATTGCTCCATATGGGGAAGGCGTTCACTGCCCTTATCAGAGTTCCTCTGACGTGGTTTGGACACTGCCTGCAGTTCAGCTGCAGTTTTCGATTCTTTTTCGTAGCTCATTTTCTGATATGCAATATTGCACGTTTTCGTGCTTCGTTAATGCTTTTTCGTAAGTAAACCGATCATGGATCGGGCGCCAAATTCTGTATGGCGGCCACCTCCAATTTAGTTTTAACCCCTTCTATTGCCATGTCGTTGCACGCGTACTACTCGGGTGAAACATGTTCGTCGATAGAGACTGACCAATTGGTCGCCATGTCCCTTTTCGACCTAATCCCAATGTCATAGGTATGTTCCAGGCATTGGCTAGATCCAACCGCACGCACTGCTGCGATCCACCTGGTTTACGGCAATGAATCTTAAGTGTTGGAATGATTGTGTGAACGCTCGGGCTCACCGGACGAGCCTGCTACGGCGTTCAATGCAGTTCATCGCCACGACTCTTTGAGACTCATGGAGACTGACGATTTAAGACAACTTTTCGCAAAACCACCTTTTCTTTTCAGCACGTACAGATCATGTCGAAACAGGCGCCCCCATCCCCCCGTGACCCGGCAACTGAGCGAGCACGTGAGATTTCCCGACTCCTCGCAAAAGTACAAATTCGAGGCCATTCAGCCTACAAATCGCTTCCTCAAAACTACAGCGATGAAATTGAGCTTGGCTTATTGCTCAACCAGCGCGTTAATTCGAGCCCCGCAACCCCGTTGGAGAGCGATGCTCCCAACCTATAAGTCATGCATCAAGAAAGTTCAACCAAAACACCATCTGCACAGATCTCAGAGCTGCCTATGCTTTCCATGAATCAGATCTGGTCACTCTGGGACAAGTACTACCCTGTCCGACCTAAGTTTCCCAACCGTAAATATCTTGAAGCGCGCATCGGACTACAGATTCAGGTGGCCGCATTCGGAGGACTTCCCGAGTCAACCAGAAAACGCCTTGAAGCCATCGGCTCTGAGTTGTCAGCGATCAAGACGCGTACCCACATGCCGAAATCAAAGATCGATCTCGCGCCAGGCACACAGTTGATCAGGGAATGGGGCGGGAAGCAGCACCAGGTTACTGTCGTTTCCGCCAATGAATATCTCTACATGGGGCAGAGCTACAAGAGCCTGTCTGCCATCGCGAATCACATAACCGGCACCCGTTGGTCTGGTCTGCTTTTTTTCGGTCTTAAGAACAAAACCACCGAAGCTGAAATGCCATGATGAATATTTCCGTGAATGACACCCCGCCTGAGGACATCAAATTCACCAAGCGTTGTGCTATCTACGCCCGGGTTTCGACCGATGAACGCCTGGACCAGGAGTTCAATTCAATCGATGCTCAGGTCGAGGCTTGCAGGGCTTTCATACAGAGCCAACGCTCGGAAGGATGGGTAGAGTCGCTTCCTCCTTTCATTGATCCTGGGTTTTCAGGCGGGAATATGGATCGTCCTGCCCTTTCAAAGCTGCTCAAAGCGGTGGCCGAACGGAAACTGGACATGATCGTTTTCTACAAAATCGATCGACTCTCGCGCTCGCTGGCTAATTTTTCCAACATGGTGGAGTCACTTGAAGCTCACGGCGTACGCTTCAGTTCGGTGACACAACAGATCAACTCTGGCACCCCTATGGGCCGCTTGATGCTCAACGTCCTTCTATCCTTTGCCCAATTCGAACGCGAGAACACAGCGGAGCGCATCCGCGACAAAATTGGCGCCGCCAAACGAAAAGGTATGTGGATGGGTGGTGTCCCGCCACTGGGTTACGACGTGGTCGACAAGCACTTGGTCATCAATCCTGCAGAAGCCGAGTTGGTGCGTCGCATCTTCAAGGACTATATCCAATGCGGCTCCACCACGACCTTGTGTACCACCCTGGCCCAGGAGGGTTTCACCGCCAAGTCCTGGATCACCAAAGAGGGAAAGGAGAACATTGGCGGCCCCATCGACAAGAAACTGCTTCACCAAATTCTTCGCAATCGGATCTATCTTGGCGAGATATCTCTCAAAGATGAATGGTTCAAGGCGAGACACGAAGCCATCATCGATCCCGAAACCTGGGAACATGTCCAGAGCATCAATGCCATCAGTCGCAATACCCGTCGGCGTGCCACTCTGCTGTCAAACCCTTCGGGCAAAAAAGCCTTGCTTCGCGGAATTCTCTTCGATGATCAGGGCGACCCCATGTACCCATCTGTGACCACGCCTAAAAGTGGTATTCCGCACCTCTACTACATCTCCCGATCGAGGGCTCGCTTCGGTGCCAAGCTCAAAACTTCGAGGCAATTTCCAGGAGATGAGATCGAACGCCCGGTCATCGATGAGATCCGCCGGATGCTCCAGGACCCGATCTTGATCCAATGCGTGATCAACGAAGCGCGGCAATCGCTTCCCGAGATCGAAGAAGACAAGATCGTTCAATCCATGTCCAACCTCAGGACAGCCTGGGAGATGCTCCATTTCGCGGAGCAGTACCGTCTCATGCAGCTACTGGTCAATCGCGTCACCCTCTTCGTGCAGGATGGCGAGGCTCGCTTGGAAATCGATTGGCATGAAGTTGGCTGGCTGGAGTTGGTTCGTGAGCACTCTGCACGTAGCTTCATGGACGAAAAATTGGAATCACTTGAGACAGAGGTGGCTTGATGAAATTCGCGAAATCCATTGCCCCCATATCACTCGTCGACAAAGGCGGAAAATTACGAAGTTCATTGAGCAAGGGCAAAGGAGATCCAACCCTCATCCGCGCGCTGGCGAAGGCTCACTTTTGGCAAAGTTTGATTGACAGTGGCAAGGCTGATAGTGGCTCCGCCATTGCAAAGGCAGAAGGAATTGATCCCTCTGTGATCAATGAGATCCTGCGTCTTACCCTGCTTGCGCCTGATTTGATTGATTCGATCATCAACGGCCAACAGCCCAAAAACCTTTCCCTTGTCTGGTTTCAGAGAAATCCGATGCCCTTGGACTGGCAAGAGCAACGCGACCTGATGGTCGAATTCAGAAACAAGCTTTTCCACTGATGGCCAAGACAGCCCTACCCCACTCGCCCATTGTTCAGAAATTTCTGACACCTCATCAACCGTCTAGCTCTAAAACACTCATTCAGATTGGACGGATCAAGCAAGCTAATTCGATTCGCGTCCTTTCGCCTGAGGGTCAGGAAATCAAACTTCATTCACACCCTGACCCTGTCAAGACCTCCTCAGACAGTTCGAAAACTGGAGTATCCAAAACCATCGGAACCCTGGCACTTGCTTTGCACTGGAGCAAATTGATCGATGAAGGTCGAGTGGGGTCAATCGATGAAATTGCATCTCGTGAAAAAATCAATCCAACCAAGGTACGAAAAATCCTTCGCCTTGCTCTTCTGTCGCCGTCAATCATCAATTTCCTGGTGAAGCATCCCGAAGTAAGCGTGGATACTCTCAAGCGTCGCGCCATTCCCATAGACTGGTTGGAACAGGAAGACTTTCTAATCGAAATTTCTGATACAACATCCAGTAATTAGAGGTACCCATAGGAATGAATTGTCAAACCTGCACATACTGCTTGAAGACTGAATCACCGGTCATGTTCAGGTGTGGCTTCGAGTATTTTCAGAAGCCTCCGAGCGAGCGCAGACCCGAGCGACTGG